GATCATTTTGGCCTCGTGTTTCTTCAAGGATTTGTCCCAGTATGTCATTACGAAGAAGTTTGAGCTCTCCATTCAGAGTATTTAATTGATTTAAGAAGGCTTTAGGCGAGGTCAAATATTTATCTATTTCTGGCGTAATGGTTCCGATTCTTTCCCATTCAGCTATAGCTAATCTTGGATTCTTAGCGAAACCCGCTCTTAATAATAAGGTCACCATGCTGAGTACGTGCCTAGCTTGTATCTTATCATCGGCCCAATCAGCGTCAAATCCTAGGGATTGTAGAAATTCACCTACGTTTGCTTGAATAGCGTTTGAAAGACCCGTACCTTGTTGTATCGCGAGTTCTAAATCGTACGCTTGACCGGCTTTCTGCTCTGCATATTTCTGGAATTCTTCAATTGTGTCGCCTTCAATAAGCCATGAATCCAGCATGATGTCCTCGCCGGGGTTCAATTTACTAGGCACCGTTCCCTCGTTATCAAATGCCAATGTATTTAGCTTCTCTGTGTATACTTGATCGAGCTCTAGTGTAGGATATAACTCGAAGAAAGATTTTAAATAAGCTCTTTCTGCTCGCTTTTGTTGTTCCATTTGCGCCCTTGTTTCAGGGACTTTTTCCGCTGAAATCTTACTCAGCCCAGACATGTATTTGTAGTCAACCTCCTTGCCGTCTAGGAAAAACTTGTCTCCTTTCCTCACAACATTTTCAAAGTTGCCATATTGATCCAGATAAGTATCTAGGGATGCTGTCGCATCTGCCACGCTTCGTACTTGTAATGCGCCGGGGTTCAATTTCAGAATATCATTTGCTTGGTCTGCGCTGAGTGTTACCGATTCGCCAATGTCCACCGTCTTGCCGTTGATCGTCACGCCTTCGCCCGTAACTTCGTAGTTTTTGAAGTCTTGTCGCTTCCCGGTTGCTTGAATTTCCGCTTCTTCGAGTTGTGTCTTACGGTCAAGCTCTTTTTGCTCCTCATCAAATTTTTGCTTTGCTAGTAATCTTCTCATTTCTGCTTGACTCTGTAGCTGCGCCTCTACACGCTGCTCTGCTCCAGTCAAAGCAGCCACGTCTAATTTTTCTTTGCGTGCTTTCTCAGCAGCGGAGCGTGCCTGTATGTTCTCTACTATCTTAGAATCTTCTGCAGCTTTAGCTATTTTCTCACCTATGGTCAAATCACCGCGTGCACCGGCAAACGATAAACCCGCCTTAGCTAAATCCAAGAAGAATTGACCGCGGTTTGCGGTCCGTGTTTGTTCATCCGAGCCAAGTATTTCCCGATAAAGATCACGTCTGTCTTCAAATTCTGTCTTCAAATCTGGAGCGGCATCTAAGGCAGCTTGTTGCCCAGCAAGGACACCTTCTCTTTGCCCTAGCTGGCGTCCAACGCCAAAGCCTTCTACTTGCCCTACGTTGCGTCCCTCTGCTTGCCTGAACTGCGTTTCCTGCAATTCTTGGCGTTTAAGCCCAAAAGGATCCATCGAAGGGTCAATCATCGCCGGACTGTTAGGTAGAAATTCTGGCACCCCACCAAGATTAAACTTCTGTACCGGTTGGTTGTCACCCCGGCGGACCAACCCGCCTTGGTTAAAATTTACGGGTGGCGTACCGCCAGCCTCCATACCGGGATCCATCATTGGGTCCATGGGCGGCGGAGGGAGTTGGGGTGGCGGAGCTGCCATCTGCATGATGCCTCCTGCCATGTCACCCTCCACAGGCACATCCATTGCCTCCTGCGCCAGACCACCAATACCAGCACCCATCGTCATCATGATGGTGGGCTGTGTAAGTGCAAGCACGGATTCTGGTGTTTGTACTGCATCATCCGGGCCTACAAGTGAAGCTAATTCCTCGTATCGCGCACCAATAGGCATTTGGTCGCCACGCAACATATTGATTAGCTCTTCATAATTTCTTGCTGTATCCAAATCATCGGTAACTTGCGCCACTTGCTCTAACAAAGGCGCAATGCCTCCCATCATTTCATTCTGGGCAGAGTCCATAGGCGCTTGCATCATTGCAGGATCCATCATTGCAGGATCCATAGGCGCCTGCATCATTGCAGGATCCATCATCGGCTCTACCATACCGCCTTCTTGCATGCGTTCAGGGTAATTTTGTAATTGGCGCATTTGTTCTCTACGGATATAATTTTTCTGTTCAGGAGTCATTTGCTGTTCGCGAATAAGTTCACTCCTCTCGCGCTGTTCCATAGTGGGTAATCGGTCTAAACCATACTCTTTTTCAAACTCTTCATTTTCTCTGCGCATATAATCTTGAAACAGTCTTTCTTTCATGCGCCTTGCAAACTCTTGGTTGTCCATGGCCTCAGTGCCCCTTGCAAACCCTTGAGACAGTCTTTCTTTCATGCGCCTTGCGAACTCCGAGTTGTCCATGACCTCAGTGCCCCTTTCCATGAACTGCACTCCACGGCCCATTAATATGTCCTTTTGTGTAACTTTGCCGTCACCAGATAAATCAGGGAAAGCCGCGCCGCCCGCCTTGAACATTTGTCTTTTCATTACGCTTCTATTCATTATATTAGTCCTAGATTTTTAGCCCCAGCAGCCGCACTAAGTCCTGCAATACCTAAGCCCGCGACTTGCTGGAATGGACTAGGGGACGGTGTCGTTGTGGATTTCATTGTTTGCTGCGTGGACGGGACTCCACGATAGATGTCACTTAAAAAAGCAAGGCGCTCAAATGGCTCGGTTCGTTGCGCTTGCGCTGTTTGCCTAGCAGCCTCTAATACATTTTGTTGTTGTTGCTGCTGAATTCCGCCAACGCCCATTAATTGTTTGATGTCTTGCCCGTATAAACTTTGACCTAACTCGCCTAACGCACCTGTTTGCGTTGCGACATTGCCAAGAGCTTGTGCCTGCTGTGTACCAAGACCAGCAATCGCTTGACCTAATCGACCACCAATCTCTGCACCCTGCAACTGTCTTCGTTGTTGATTCTCAAATGCTGCCTGCGCTTGCTGTAGTGCATTTTGATACCCTTGTGCACGTAAATTGCCCGCGGTCCGTGCTTGCTGTTCCATGGTGTTTCTTGCAAGCTCCGCTTGGGTAATCGCCTCTCTTGTTCCACCAAAAGCACCCGATCTTGCCGCTCGTCCGCGTAAATCGACCGCTTGTACCTGACGCTGTCTTTCTATATCTTTGAGCGCCTGATCAATGACCTGCTGCTCAAAAGGATTCATATATTGTTGCGTGGAAGCTGGATCAAAAGCTTGCGTGCCACCAGATATCCCAGCCAAGCTTTGGTCTAACGCCCCGATGCCCTTTGCTGTTGTGCTAGTAACGCCTTCCGCTGCAGGCATGATTGCTTGTTGAGCGCTCTGCAAAAAAGGCTGATAACCGCCGATACCTGCTTGAGACAACTGCATCGCCTGTTGTTGCATTGGACTGAGCTCTGCAACCTGAAAGGCTGGTAAAGATTGTTGTCTTTGGATTAAGTCTTTAGCTTGATCCATTAAGGCTAACCGTCGTGCCTCTATCTCCGGTGCTTCTCTGGTTACCTGTATAACTTTATCTGTAGCCATTATGCTACCTTCCCTTCGTTCCGCATCTCAAGACGACCCATCAGGTCATACATTTTTGTAATCCCGCGGTTAAGATCACCTTCGCCCATTCCTCTCACTGCAGAGGTTGTCATAACGAACTCTCCGGGCATAAGCATGGCTCTAACGCTATCCTTACCCGGCGTTCCCTCCTCGGGCCCGATCCCACCGTTCCTACGAGGGAAGACTTCGTCACTTGGGACGCCACCGCCTTCCTCTAACCTTATCTCTAAATCTGGGCGATAACCTTTTTCCTGCTCAAACAGATACTCAGGACTTCTGCTTACATATATCTTTTCTGGGGCTAAATTACCAAAAGGGTTGCTTCGTGGACGCATATAATATTTGCCGTCCGCGTCTTCCATGAGCGCAGGCAATACTTTACCCATGAAAGGCATGTTTGGTGCCGGCACCACGGGCTCCATCTGCCCCTCATCAATAGTGTCAGGCGCTTCTGGTGCTGGTGCTGGTGCTGGTGCTGGTTCTGGTCTTGGCACGGGTCGCGGAGAAAAAATCGGTGGCATCGGTCTGCGCTCTAATTGACCTGTGGCAAAGCTAGCTATATTTGGATTCAGATACGCGCTACCAAAAGGTGCGCCTATGTTGCCTTGCCCGACTGGAGCCGCGGTAAACATCGACGGGACTTCTGTTCTTTCGGGCCGTGGCGGAAGAGATCCCATAAATGCAGGTTCGACTTCGCCACCCTCTTGCGCATACATCACGGATGGCGCACGCACCGTGAACCCGTAGCGGTCAGGGTCTTGACGAAGTAAATCTGCGCCCGTGACAAACTCTTCTTCTTCGACTTCAGGTGGCTTGAAACCCCCGCTTAAAGCTCCAATACCTAAACCAACCCCAGCTATTGGCCCGAACTTACGTAACATTCCGGGCTCATTCCTCAGCTCGGCAATCATCTTTTCTTTAATAGATTCAGGGGCGGCTAAATATTGTTGGTTTTCTGAAAGCGCTGTTAGTGCTTCCTCATAACTCATGTCTGGCTGAGGATTAAACACGTCCATAACTCTATCTTTGAATCCACCCGCTCTTTGTTTTATTGAATCAAGGACGGAGGTTTGACCTGTGTTCAAAGGGACAGGATCTGGCGGGGCCAATGACCCGGGAGCCATTGGCCCGGGGCTGGCATCCCCTATAGGTACCGTAGGACTAGATGTAGGTGACGCAGGACTAGGCGTAGGTCTCGTCGAAATACCTTCGATTAATTTTCCGGTTGCCGCACCCATCGCGGCACCTCTAAGTGCATCTTTGAGATCGCCACCCTGCATAAGACTGCCAATACCACCACTCAAGGCACCGGCCTGCATGCTGCTTAAACCCATGCCCGCGGGACCAAACGCGTAACCCATGGCAATCGGTAAAGCAACCGGCGCTACTGCCTTAAAAGCATTCTTGATACCTTTTGCTACTTTACTAATACCTTTTGCTACACTACCTAAGAAGAATTCCTGATCCACACCCTCTCTTGGGTAGGCCAACATTATGCCTTTGTCATATGCGCGACGTCGATTCAGCGCATCTATCTCTGCATCGGTCATAACATAATCAGCGATACCTCCAGCCGGCATGCCGTATTGTTCTAAAATCGCATCTACTGTGGTCATAATCTTATATAAGTTAATTCCCTAATTATTTTACCTGTTCCGTGAGCCGTGGTCTACGTATCAGCGGTAATTGTCTTGATTGTGCCGTCTCCGAACCTAATTTTGAGGTCACCGTCTGAGGCATCAACATACAGTATTGCTTTTCCAGAAATTGCAGCAGGATTTGCTGAGGTAGGATCGGTTAACTCCACCGTATTAGTGTCCGGGTTTACGATGAAATTGTTCAATATCGTCGTCAAAACACCGTATACTCGACCTATTTCCGCCATATACGACGGATCATACTCTTCTGGTGGTTCTGGAAAGGGTAGAAAACCAATCTTTTGGTCAGCCATTATCGCCCTCCATCGGGTCTTATGTCTAGTCTTGGTGAGCCTAATCGCCAATAAGTATCGCCAGTGCTAGACTCGATACGGAAGGCGACAGATCGACCACGCAGCCTGACGTCTATTTTTTCTGTAAACTGCTCTATTGTCGAGGATATGACTTGTGCGTCAATGTCACTGCTGGTTGTTTGAGTAACACCACCTGAATCACTTTCGAGCGACTTTGTACCCGGGTATCTACGGGACTTAATTGTCAAAGTCACCGCTGGTGACGATGATTCTGATGGGTTGAAAGTAAGATCTGGGATGATTTTGCGCACAAAAGCAAATTTATCACCCTCGGCAATATCAAACTGACTGCTTTCGATATGCGCCGCCATGGCTGTGCCATCGTCATCATGACCAATTTCATGCTGGTATAAATAATTATCGCCGTCGGTTGCCTGCCCCGCACCCACTGGATAAGGGAATACGCCTTCATCAACCCAAGCCGTGCGACTCAAACTTCCGTGATACCAGACTTTTTGTTCGTAATTGTAAATAACGTAACGATTATTTTCGGTATTTCCAACACCGTTATCATCGAGATTAGATGGGTAAAACCACCAAACCTCTGAATATGAGGTGTTCATACCGGCGACAACTTTATCCGCTTGGTTTAGATTAAGACCAAACTTCTTGTCTTTGAAAACATAATTGCGTAGAGAACAGGGTAGTTTTATTACCCGACCATCGTAAATGTAAAATTCGCCCTTACCCATCCATATTACGGCATTCTCATAGTTGACGGCAGCTAATGGTCCCGCTATGGAAACATTCGTGCTCAACTGATTTAAACCGAAGGTAAATGGCGCTCCTATAAACTGCATTGAAAATACTGCTGTATCTGTTAAAACAATAATCTGCTGCTTAGTCTCTACAGCGGTGACGAATTCGGAACCATGGGTTAAACGCAAACTACCCGCACTGTTAGTCACAGCCTCGGTCCAAGTAAAAGGTGCCTCTTGATCAGAAAAACGTATCAATAAGGGATCTTGGTCACCTGTTTGACTTGCATTACAACCAAACGCGATCAAATGACGATCTTGGGTAGTTACCATAACTTGTTTCGCAATCGAAGGCGTATTTGCGTCGGAGCTACCGCCCTCCGCATACAAAGTCTGCGCCCGGGTCTGTATGCCCTCGCTTGCATCCCAGTAGTAAATATTCCCGTTACGCGCATTGATTATGAAATCTTCACCAAATTTTGTATGACTCCACGTTCTTAATTCTTGTGTAGTTGCTGTAGTGCTCGCTGCAGCGACACCCCAGCCTGTAAAATCGTTGTCAGTATTTGAATTACCGATAGCTAAAAATACTTTCGCTCCATTTGAATGCGTGCTTAGTGTAGATCCTGTAGCGCCGTTATTGGCACCGTGATCAGAGTTTCTACTCACAGTCAAAGAATTATTGTCTGCGCTCGGGGTTAGCACCATTAACTCCCCACCAATCATTATTGTGTAATCAGAGGTGACTGCGGTGCCCGACCCTGTCAGAGCCGCAGGAACCGTTTGTAAATTGCCTGCAGAAGCGACGCCGCCGGTATGAAAACCCGTCTCGTCTGTAACGGATAAAGTTGCAGACCCGGTGCTTGTGTTAGTAATCGCAGCGCTCAAAGTAGTCTCAGTCGCAGTCGATGTTTGTCCGCCCCAAGATCCAGAGCCATAACCATTGCCTTGAAACGCAGCGTCTAGACCAACATTTACCTGATACGCACCAACGGTGCTTGAACCTCCATTACCTGTGTCTGAACTATTTGCCGTGACCGATAGGGTGATTACATAGGTATTTACGTCGGTAACACTTGTGATTTGATGCTCTTTATTCAACACCGCTGCAGTGACATTACCGCCAAGAGTAGCTGCTCCTGAGAAAGTAACAAAGTCACTATCGACAGCGCCATGTGCCGTGTCTGTGACAGTAATCGTGCTTTCTCCATCTGTTGCAGAAAACGTTACATCACCCGCACTTGTCGTAACTCGCAATGGTGTGACGTCGTTGAAAGAAGAGCCTTGCTCGATATAGTATTTGAAAGTGGTCCCAACACCCGTCCTGAGTGTGCCGTCAAGCGCCACAGCAGGCAACAATGTCCTAGCCGTGCCTTGATAATCCGCCTCAATCTTTTTTTGCCAACCACCAATCTTTTCCGGATAGCCAAATCTAAAACGCACCTTGTCACAATCGAGCCAACCCCCTTCATTACTGTAGGGCGTTATTTCTTTCATTATCCCGGGGTTAAATTTTAGTTTAGTGAGAGGCATTCTAGATCTCAGACAGTTTGCGTTTAGTGTACTGACCGTCTTGGCCCTCTACAGGCACCATAATGTATTCTTCAATATCTTCGACTACAGTGTCGCTTGCAACGCGATGACCGTGGTTATCATATTTCGCCACCACGATACCTGCCTCGGCAGCATTAGTTAGCTCGTCAGCAAAGCTTGCGGTGTATTCAACATAGGTGTCAGTGCCTGACGTATTCCAGACCATTGTTCTTTCAAGATGACTGAATAGCTCGACTGATAGCAACTCTCCACTTGAGGTAAATTCAAACCGGAAGGTATCATCTGGATTCAATTCTTTATTCTCAGATATAGGCAAAGCAATATTTGGATCCAAGCTTTGTGCCCACGCAAAAATGTCGGCATTACTGCCCTGAACGTAGCTGCATGGCCGACCTAGATTATTGAAATCTTGATCGTATGTATCAGATATCCGATAGACACTTACCCCAGCACCTAAAGGCACGACCGAGTACGCTTGGTTTGGTTTGTAGAAAACCTCGTAAGTTTTCACAACGTTGTCTAAATCATAGTTGTAGACAATGTAATCTTTATCTACCAATAAAGTATTAGCAAGTTTTTTACTAAGTTGTTTATCTCGGTCTACAGAACATTGATGTATGCTTAATTTATTAGAGTTACCCAATTCTGTCCCAATAACCCACACTGGATAAGGAAAAGACTCTTCAGGGAATTTTTCGGTTATTCTTGATTGCATTTTCTCCACATAAGCCGTGTCTTCTGTATTAGAGGTCTCTCCCCAATAAACAATTTTCCTAATAGACTTGTTGTTTATATATGCACGCCAAATAATCATGATACCGCTCCGTTTATTGTTCCCACTGTTGTATATGTAACAGAGTTACCGTTGAGTTCAATCGCTTTACCCGCTGCACCACCAGCACCACCAGCACCACTATTTTGACTACCGCTACCCGCAGTACCATTAGATCCTGCAGCACCTTTTCCACCACCATCGCCACCGTCACCAGCAACAGCGTTCGTCAGACTACCTCCACTGCCCCCACTACCACCGGCAATTTGTGAGCTATTACTGCCCGCAGACCCACTAGCGCGTGAATCACCACCTGAAGCGCTTCCACCACTCCCGCCCGAGCTTTGTGTTTTACCTGTCCCGGCACCGCCGCCACCGCCTCCGGAGACAGTTTGTGTCGATATTTTTCCCGACACCTGAATCCCTTCTGCACCGCCGCCACCACCGCCACCACCGCCACCACCGTTGATCTCGGAGTTGTTGTCGATTGTAACATCGTATTGAAGATTCAGTGCTGTGCCACCTGCGCCACCCGCAGAGCCTGCGTTTGCACTAACATTAGTGGCATTACCGCCATTACCACCTGCGCCACCTTTACCTAGAATAAAGGCATTCACGATGATTGTAATTGTGTCTCCAGAGGTCCAGCCTGAGCCGGTGTCTAATGCGGGAGTTGCGGTAGAGGTTGAGCCTACACGCCCGTCTACCGTGACCGTGATATCGGAAGCGCCCGCCACATACGTTCCCCCACGATTATCAAAGATATTGTAGTCTGTTGTTGAACCTGTATTTAGATTTATAGCGACGCGGTTAGTTGAACCGTAAAATTGACCTATGCTTATAGCACCAGACGTGGGTATCGCCCCACCCTCTCCTGTTGTGCCTGAAGGTACGTTGCTGCCTCCGGCGTAATACTCGGATAAAGAGTGCGGTGTGCTGCCACCAAACTCAGTTACTATCTCACTGACAGCGAGAGACGAACCACTACTCTTGACCGCCACTCTTTAGCTCCTCGATCTCTGCTTTCAATTCTTTGATTGCTTCGATAAGAACTCCCACTAGATTCCCGTAGGCGACTGATTTATATTCTTTTTCACGGACCACTTGAGGCATGATTTTTTCCATCTCTTGCGCAATCACACCGGTGCATTGTTTAGCCGTATCATCATCATTGCGTGTGAATAGCACGCCACGCATTTGCATGACTTTGTCTAAAGCATTTGGTATCGTTTCGATATTGTCTTTCAGGCGCTCGTCAGAAAAAGCAGTCACATCATTATTGAATGTCGCCGCTCCGGCCCCGGACATGTCAATAGTAAGCGCTGTGATCCCCGCACCGCCGTCGTTACCTTTGATTTTGAAATCGGCATCACTGACTTTTGTCTCAATAGTCAAACCGCTTGAATCATTAGTAAAATGAGCTATCGCAGTGCCATCGTCCTTGAATATGATGTCTGCGCCACCGGCATCCAGCTCAATGTCTGTATCGCTGTCTATGATAAAAGTGCCTGTTGAAGTCAGTGTATTACCGTTCAACACCATATTGTCTACTGTCAAACTCGTCGTGTCCGTTATAGTACCTGACACGCTCAAATTACCGTTCACATCAACAGTCGTCGCATCTATCTGCACCTCTGTATCTGCTGCAATATCTAGTTGACCGTCAGCAGATGAGCTTATCGATAAGGCGCTGTCTCTAAATTGCAGGGTAGGTGCGCCACCACCGGTTTCAGTAAGCAACAAACCAACATCGTGCACATGTGTTAATTGAATTTCAGCGTTCGCGCCAAAATTTATTGCCTGACCATCGCTCGTAAGGCTTACTGTTTGATCGGTATCCAGATCAAGCTTGGCTAGCGCGTCGACTACATTAGCGTTAGCTCCTGAGCCATCCATATATATTAGTTTTGTAGCGCCATTAGGTATGGTGACGGTCGTGCCACTGCCACCACCTTGTTTTATGGTTATTGATTGGCTACCTGTTGTTGCATTCTCGATAAACATGACTCGAGAAATACTGTTTGGAGAAAATGTAAGAGCCCTCGTCGCACTTAACGTGGCTGTTGAAGTGACCTTGTAATATATTGATCTGGCTTGGTCTGTAGAACCGTCAGCAACCACGGTGCTCGAATCAGCGTCCGAAGCAAACTCGGCCTGCGTACCGAAGCTGAAAGCCTCAGCAATGAGCTCTAAATTGCGGTTGGTTGTAGATCCCCACGTACCCGCTTGCTCTCCGTTGGCAATCTCCTCTAACCTGAGATCATTTGTGTATATGCTTGGCATTATTCAATCCTTATCAAAGCGGTCGTCGCTGCCGCCGCCGGTATGGTAACAGTCAACGTCTGACTCGAGGGTGATTTATCCTCCCCAAAATCCAGAACAGCAACGGCTTTGTTGCTTGCAGAACTATTGTATATTAAGGCACCACGAGCCGTAAACGTGCTGCCTGTGAAAGATACATCGTCACAATCAATAAAAGCGGTGGTCCCAGACGTGCTTACGGACACGTTTGATAAGGAGACACCTCCTGAAGAGTAGCTGCCTCCGCTAACCTCACCGCTTGTAGTAAATGCTGTCGTTGCGGCACTCAGGCTTGCACTACTTGTATATAATGCCATCTTAAAAGTATGCGAAGAAAAGTTATGTTCTGCCTTGAACAGCTCTTCTTTGAAAGTGGTGCACATCGCCTGTGTTATCGCCATGTTTTACCTACTGCTTTTGACGGCTTACTTTGCCGACATAATATTCATCAGTGGTTTCTTTTGCCTCACCAAACTGCTTGAGCGCAACTAAACCTTCACCAAACCTTTTCTCGTACACCTGCATCATGTCCATCTCGCCTTTCAAGAAAGTGTAGGCTTCGAGC